CTTTAACCATCTCATAAGCTGAGATAGACATAGCATCTGTAAAGTATTGAACGCCTTGAGCAAGGCAGTCTAATCTGTCATCGTGTTTAACTGCGCCTTTCTCACGACACATTCTACTCATTTGGTAGAAGAGCATGTACATGAGTCTATTTTCGGGAGCGTCATCTGGATTGGACTTATAATCCCAGTCAATGACGCTGCGATCAACAATAAGACGATGTTGATTAAGGACAGGCTCAAGAGCATCAATGATACGGTCTTCCTTCCTAACATTTGCTCTAATTTCCTCTACATCAATAGCTTGTTTTGTCTGTTGTAAGTGCTTTTTAAATAGTTCTGCTACTATACCATCACCAAAGTTTGTCTCTATTACTAATTTTGTAACTCCAAACTTTTTACATCCTCTGAGAATATCAAGCAAGGTAGAGTCTGAGTACCCGTCTCGGTACGCTCGCATTTGATGCAAGTAAAGGAACCCGTTTTTTTGGGAGATATATGCAGCTGCTGTCTCATCAGTACCTCGCCCTGATGGATCGACAGAACAAATTGTCTCGGAGTACTCAGTCCATTCCCCCTGTAGTTGCATTGGAGAGTAGAAGTAGTCTCCTGGTAGTCCAACTGTGGGGAGTTCTTTGATAACGTTTGTTGGGTCTGAGCACCAAACAACTGAGTCGGGAGCAGTAGTAGGGTTGACAGAGGTAATAACAAGATCTGCCATCTTGAGTGGAAACTTTTCTGCATCTGATAAGCTTGTGTCTAGTTGAAATTGAAGCATGAAGTTAGACCTACCCATAGATGCTTCTCTATCGAGTAGGTCTTCGTTGTCAAATCGGTCAGGATCTGTTACATCCCATTCTTCTGCACCAGAATCGAGGTCTTCCTGGATCTGAGGTGCTAGAAGTCCTTCATATTGACTAAGTTTGTCTTTTCTTGGGTATCTACTTGGCCAGACAAACGGACGGTACGAACGCTCTGCCAACTTACGATAAACAGTAAAAGTAGTCTGAGGAGTCCCGAGATACATAATACGGCTATCGCTTTTGGGGGTAAGAATCGATTCGGCTTCTGTACATAACTGAAGGAGTTTTTCACGCATGAGCTCCGTCATGGAGTTTCCAGGCACCTCTATGTCGTCCAAAATCATCAAATCTGCGCGACTTCCGGTTAGCTGTCCAGTTATACCCACGCTTTTTACGCTTGGCGCTTGGTGAGGAGAACAGTTTACGTCGAAACTGATGCGACTCCAGCGTGAATCGTCTGCTTTGGGTCTGAGATGATTGAGCCATGGTGTTTCAATAATAAGTTTTTGTAGGAAAATGGACATGTTGTCAGCTCTCTCTTTAGAGGCTGATATAATCATTATCTTACGTTCAGGATCTTTAAATAGTGTCCACAAAACAAAAGCGCCAGTAATCCAAGACTTACCCACACCCCGGAAGGCTTGTATTTGTAATCGTTTAGGTCCATGTTGTAGGTAGTCTGCGATAGCGTACTGTGCTCTTGTTGGAGAGGGTAGATCAAGCTGGTCCCATAAAGCTTGCAGAAACAGCTTGAAATCGTCCTGTAAGGCGGTTAAAACATCTGTCATAGGGTATTAGGTATATAAGTCATTTTAGAACCTCTGGAAGCTTCATAAGGACAAACTCTTCTAGTGTTCCAGTAAATGCTCCTTTTTGTTGTAGCACTTCATCAGGTAGATCGTTTCTAAAACCTCTTGCATAGTTGCCAGCTTGAGTTGGTGTACTTTTACCTATTTCTCCGCCTATGTTCTCGGCAACATCCAATCCACCATTTTCTAAAGCTTTATGATGACCTATAGTTAAACCATCGTTTACAATTAATTTCTTTTTAGCATTATATTGTTTTTTTATTAAGTTTAAAAGTTTATCTGCTTTATCAGCATGACCATTTTTTGTCAAGATAGTTTTTATTTCATTCTTTTTAGTTAACCAAGGTTTTTCTCTACTAGTACGTTTTGCAGCTTCTTTAGCACGATTAGCCAGTGATTTTACTTTTAAAGTTCTAAAGCCTTTTGCGTTTCTTTCATTCCTTTTCAAATTAAACCATTGACCTCCAAATTTACCTCTTGGTCCTCCTTTTAAAGTTCCATCTGGTGACTTTTCTACATGAGTATAACCTTTTTTAATTAATTGTCTTCTATATCTAGGTAAAACTTCTTTAACTTGTATCACTTTCTCTTCAAGAGGTATAGGAAGCGTCTGAGGACCAATACCAAACTGTGTTTTACCTGATTTAGGAGTTGGTGACAATATACCTCTACTTGCATCTGTAGTAACTTGCATTATTGATCCATCAGCTCCTGCAAGAGCAACCTTTGGACTTAATTCTGATTTTATAACAGTACCAACAGTATCTAAAACGTTTTGAGCTCCTTTAATTTTACCGCCAAATCCTTGCATTAATCGTCTAGCATCTATTTGATATAAGGATTGATCATTAAAGCTAGTTGGATCAAAACCTAGTACTTCTAAAGCGATACCAGGTCTTCTAACAGCTGCATATGTTAAACCAAGCATTGCAGCATTTCCATAATGATCAACTCCAGCTTTACCTAAGTTAGTAGGTCCAATATAATTAGGTCCATAAGGATCGGATGTTTGACCTTGAGTAGGTTCTGGTTGGCCATTATTCCATGGCTTTTCTCTTTGCCATATATTCTGCCAATGATGAGTTTCTGTCATAATCTACACCTGATAGAAATTTAACCACGGATCCAAATTGCTAGATGCAATTTGATCTATATTAACATTGGTATCCATTGGTTTACCTGTACCTTCTTTTTTCTTAGACTGACCTATACCGAGCTCTTTGGCTACAGACAGTAGTGCATTAATCTTATCCATATTCATACCAGAACCTTCAGAGAGCTTTAACTTCTCACCCATTTTAATAGACTCTTTAAAATCAGGCATACTCTCTATATTCTTTGTATCAAATAGTCCTTCTGGCTTCCATACGTTTGCTCCTGATGACTTACTATCTTGTATCGGATTTGTTTCACCACTAGGATTTTTGATGCTTTTTAAAGGTGCTCTATCTGGATTTGCACCATAGTCAGTAGCTTCAAGAGTTAACTGATCCATGCTGCCTAATAGCTGTTTATTCTGTCGTACTGAATTTCTAGCAGGCGATTCGTTAATTGTACTCTTCTTGGTTGTTTCTTGAGTATTATTATCAAAGCTTCCTATCTTAAAACCAGCTGCAGTAACATCATTAGTGGTGTTTTCAATCTGTTCTTTGGTGAAATTAGTATTAAGAATACCTTGTAAACCCTGTACGCTCCAGGAGCTAGTAGTATTTCCATCACCTTGTGAACCTAATCTTTTCCGCTCAGCATTAGCTAAAGCTTGAGATCTATTAGATTCTTCATAAGTGTTTAGTTGTTTATAAACGTCTATATTACGAGCATCATCATCTGCAGAATAAGATCGATCTATTATAGGATCAAATCTACTCCATTCACCATCTGGACCTCGCCATTCTGGTATATTCTTGAAACTGCCACGACCTACACGTTCTGTTACAGTCCTTTCACGGTTGAATGTTGGAATTTTAGTAAAGTCTTCACCTCGTACATCTGTTGTAATTTCAGATCTTTTAGGTCTTGCAGCATCTATAACAGCTTGTCTTTGATTTACTATGTTATCAGTAAATGCCTTATACTGCCTATTACCAAACTTACCTTTAAACCGAGCACCTAGACCACTTTCTTTAAATTCCTCAGATCCATATTTAGGTAAGTCTTGAAATAATTGAGGTTTGCTTTCTTGAAGTTCAAGTAACCATGGAGGTAATTGTCTTGCCATTATGCTGTCCTCCTAATTTTTAATCTACTAGCTCTGTTCTTAGCTCTAGATTGCGGTCTACCTTCAGTGGAACTGCCTTTATAATGTGCAGCATCTCTTGGATCACCTTTAGCTAACCCAAGCTTTTTTCTTAAACGTTGTGCGTTTCCTATTAAGCTTTTTCCTTTGGCGGTTCGGTTGTAGGCTTTTTGCTGTGACTTGTGATTACCATTCGCATAAGTAGCTCCGCTATAACGTGATTTTACCATAAAGCCTCTCTTTGACTAAATCAGGGTTGACTGTTGGCATTAGTTTGTTGAGTTTATCCAATGGACTTCCATCGTAATCAACTCCTGTGACATCATTTGTTTTTAGCCAGTCACAAGCGGCTTTTAGTTCATGGGCGGAAGCCTCACCACTTTTGATCCTTTTCAGGAACTCTTTAGTGACGAGGTTATGAAGCTCATTGAAGTTTTCTTCAGTAGCTTTTTTAGCCATTATCTCCAGGGAATAAATTCTTTTTAACAAGTGCTACTGCAGCATCATCGATGGTGTTGTCGGTAGACTTGGCATAAGCCTCTAGAAGATCTACTACCAGTTGTTTAACTGACTTAGAACTTATAAAGGTGAATAGGATAGGCTTAATTAGTAGTAGCATTGGGTTTCACTTTGATTGGTTGGAGTACGATGGGTACTACATCACTACATAGGTGTTCAAATGTTGAACCTTCTCGAATGGTAAAACCTTTCTTCATAAGTTCAGTACATCTGACCATCCTAGATAGCTCGTAGGACAC